TCCATAACAGTTTTTTCGGCGTTATAATCACTATCAACTACAAAATTTTTATTTAATACTGATCTTTTAATGGTTACCAGCAGCGCAAGCACGGCAGTTGCCCTTCCATCCAGCAATGTTAGATAGGTTACGACGATCTTGGAAATTGGCATTGGCACGGCTGTCAACATATCCTTCACGTACTTGTCCCTTGTATCCTTGAAAGCCGTTAGCACAACTACCGTTAGGGCAACCATTAACACCATTGATACCAGTGGTGTAAGGAGAGTTGGTCTTAGCAAATTGGATACCAACGCTACCACCTTTCATTTGTTCATCACGAACAGCTTGGAGACGGTAGAGTTCAGTTTGTTTTTGGTAACCTTCATTGGAACTAACAGCTTGACCAAGAGCTGAAGGATTAAGATAACCGCTAGCGTCAAGTGCGGTGTACTCGGCATATTGGGGCCTTTGATAGTTCTCCACGGCAACACGGTCTTCGGCAGATTCACACCCGGCAGTTTTAGTAACAAATGAATCATAAGAGACAACTCGGCCATAAGTATCTAAGCCATTCCACATAGGGCATAGAAGAGAGTCATAATTTTGGAAACGATCAGAGAAGAGTTTAGGAGCATAGCCTGTATTCACGGAACAGGTTTGTACAGATTTAGTTAATGAAATACTCATCTTTTCTATTATCAGAGAAAAAATTTAAATAATTTTATTTAGCTTTTTCTTTAAAAAAAATCTCGATTATTTTACATATTGGCTCTTTATTAAATTGTTTCCAATAAAGTAATCGTATCATATCTTTATCTGTCAAGTCTAATTTTTGAAATTCTTTCAAGTCATCTTTTTTATTTATTAATGTCTTTAACTCCTCGCTATTCTTATTTTCAAATGTATTCTTTTTATCAGGATCAATTTTTAATGCATGAATGATCATTAATAATTTTGGTTTTTTAATCGATAAGACACAATTAACACCTTTTGTTGTTTTTCGTCCATCTTCATGTACAACAGATTGTTGTTCTTTTATCTTAAAAATACCGTTCTCATAAAATCCATCATATGGATATTCACTTTTCTTTACTTCTATATCTGGTTTAATATCTTTTGAACAATCTTTCCATTCTTTATTTAGATCTAGACATCTAAAATGATCTTTTCCAAGTAATGTTGATATAATCATCTTATCTTTTTTAAATACAGATGATGAAAAATGTTCTATTAAATATTCTCTTATAGGATGAATATCTAAAAATCCTTTTTCTTTTGAAAGAATTGAATATTCTAATAATAATTCTTTTGCATGTTCATTAAATTTAGCCAATATCTTTTCTCTATTTTTATCATTTTCCATTTTCATTTTTTCAAATAAAATAGAAAGATAATGGTCATATAATTTATTAATTTCTTTGTTAAAATTAAAATCTAATTGTAGAGGATTATTGTCTACATAAAAATGATCAAACCATTCTGTATTACATATTTTTTTAGAAGTATAGATAATATCTTGGTCATAGTATAAAAATAAAGGAATTCCTTTTTCATCATTAATTGTGATCTTATGTTCAATCATGTATAAAATAACTTTTAGAAGAAAGTAATAGTTAACATCTTTTAATAAATCAACTAATTCATTTATTGTGTATAACGATTTTTTGATAAATAAAGATTTGATAATAACCACCCATTTTTCAATTTCATTTTGGTCATAAAATAAATTAAATGTTGAATAATCTAAATCTCCATTTCGATTTGAATCTTCGTAACATTCATAGTTACATTTTTCATACTCGCAATTACGTGTATAATCTAATGTTTTTTGTAATACATTTCGTTCTTTCATAAGATTACAATCAAAACTAATTTGTTTTAAAAGATGTTCTACTGATTTTATCGCTATATCTTTATCTTCACAAAATTTGTACATATATCTATCTATTGATAAATCATCTGTATTTGTAATGATTGTATACAAGTATATTTTAACAATTAAATTAGGTATTATTTTTTCAATATCATTGTGAGAAAATAACCGAAATGCTCGAGCAATTGCTTGATCAGTTTCGCTAAAATTCCAATGAGGTGTTAAAATATGTACATGCCTCACATTTTTTAAGGTAAATCCTTCGCTTATGATCTTTGTTCCAATAATTACTTTAATACGTTTTCCATTTACATTACTTTCACTATTAAAGATAGAAATTGCTTGATCTATATCGGATGATGTTTTACTAGTCAATAAAGCAAACTTATTACCAGATCCACCTAATTTAAAATCTTCAAATCCAAACTGTTTTAATAATTCAGAAAAAATAATAGCACCACTTCCTTGTACAAAATCCATGTATACAAAATGATTTCCTTCATTTTCAAGTAGTAACTTTATACATGAAGCATATTTTATACTATAATTTGATAATACTTTTAATTTTTCTTCGATCGTTTTATTTAAAAATGGTTCTGTTAAAGAAGACTTTATTCTTAATTTTAATTTATCTGTAAATTTATCTTTTACAATTGTTGTATAATGTTCAAAACCTTTTCTTCCATAAGTACCGTCAGGAAAAACAAATAAACTAGATTCTCTGCTATTAATATAAATTCCTTTCATTTCTCGATCTTCTTGTAATGCTTTTTGGTATACATTTAATTGAAAATCTTTTAATGAAAGCGCGTATTGATTAAAATAAAGTAAATCAAGTTTTTGACCAACAAATTCTCTTTTAATTGAACTTTGCATTGAACGTAAAAAACTAACTTTACCATATAATCTTTCTTTTAAAAGTTCTGATTTTGTTTCATCTATTGTCCAAACGCCATTTTCATTCTTCATATATTCTTTTTCAAAATCGTCTCCTGTAGACAGTTGATCTTTTTCATCTAAAATTAGATTCATCAAGCTAGCAATTTCAGAAGGACTATCAATCATTGGTGTCCCTGTCATTAAAATTGTTTTACAATTTTCTACTGTATGAAGAAGTCGAAATATATTGTTATATTGACCCTTTAATTCTTCTATATCTCCATTATCATTTGTAATTCGAAGATGATGTGCTTCATCAATCACAATAATAATATTACTATATTGTATTTTAATTTCTTCGTCTGACATTTTTGATAATAATTTTGAAAATGTCTCAAATGTTTGAAACTTGTAAAAACTAGATAATTTTTTATTAATTCGTCTTTTCTTTTTATTTTGTGTTAACTCATCATCTTCATCAATATCATACTTTCCAGATGTACATTTTTCAACCAATTCTTTCTTATAATTATTAATCAAATTTTTTCCTTTCATTAAAATAAGAGCTCCTCGAAATATTGATGATTCTTCCTTTATTTTTTCAATTGCTGCAACAGATAAACATGTTTTACCTGTACCAGGTTCATGCATAATCATAATGCCTTTATAAGGTGTATATGAGCTAAGAAAACGTGCCATTATAATTTGATGATTCATATATTGCCCAGCTTCATCTGGTCTTTCCTCAATTTGAGATAATTTATAATCATGAAACTCTTTTTTATAATATAAAGATGTTTTATCAATTAATTCAGGTCCTAAAATACTCTCTGTATCTTTATCAAAATCAATATAAGTAGGTAAAAAATCAAAGACGTCCATTTATATTAAATTAAATATTTAATTTAATACTAATACTTGCTAAATGAATTTAAAATGTACTGTAACTTGCTTGGTATTTGATCTAAATCAAATTTTAAACGATTTTTTAAAACCTTTCCACCATAAGGTAATTCATTTGTTGTCATATATTGTTGTTGTTCTTCCATATAATAAGCTTTAATTAATGCGTATAAAATTTCCTGTTTATCGTCTGTCATTGTTTTTATTTTTTCAAATAAAGTATCTTTTTCTTCTTCTGATAATTCTTTAAAATCATCAGTCTTTAGTGTTTCATAAAGTGGAAAATTAGGAAAGTTCATTCTTTTCTTCTTTTTTATTCTGTTTTTATTTATTCAATTTTATTATGTATATGCTTCTGCAAATTCTAAATAAAAATCATCAGAATCTCCCCATAATGGCTGACCGGATGCATAAGCTGGAATTGATCGTTTTGTGTTAGCATTAGCTTGTTGATTGGCAGGTTGTTGATTTTGTTTTCCTGTAAATTTTTCTTTTGATTGAATCTTATTACTGACTTCAAAAATAAAACGCTTGATCTCATTTTCATCAGATGGACCATCATATCTAATAAAAGGTTTTCCAGCTACATACAATATAATCAAAGGGACATATTTAATTTCTGAAATGGTTGCTTTACTCATTTCAATTAACATTTTCTCTGAACTAATATTAATCATTCCAAATTGACATCCACCTAGTTGTCCTGGCAATCTCTTAAATACAGGAATTAAAGCTCTACTATATTGACAATTTGTTGAATAAAATAAAATTAAACTTAGACCTCGAATATTATGACATAAAATATTTCCTTTCATACCTTTTTGTATCATAAAATCTTCCGTCTGTAAAAATAATAATCCGCTCATCTATTTATACATTAAACGATTATTTAAATGGTTTAATATTTATTTGATACAAATGTTAATTTATCTTTATTTATATTTAAATATAATTTAAACAAATGTAAATAGTATAAAAGGAATAAAGATGACAATTCATTCGATGTCTAATCCTAAATCATTTGTCCAAGATTGTAAAAATATTGGTATCACTTATGAATTACTTTTAGAAGCACAAGAATCAGTTGGTAAACAAGCTACTGCACGTATGTTTCATGGAAAATCTAAACGTGGAGGAGGTGGATTCTGTTCTGCCGCAAGTATTGAAAATTGGATGGAAACATTTCGATATGTCATGGAACATCCTGATGAAGAAGATAAAGATTCTTATCAAGCTCGTGAAATTTCTCCTAATGAAAATTGGAGTTCTTTTGTTAATCTTGTTCATTCTCCTATTGATAAAAATATCATTGATTCTTGGAAATCTCTTTCCAATAAAAAATTAGGTGAACAAGCTAAAAAATATGGAATGACATATGGCATTGCAAATACAAACGCAATCAAAGATCTTTATGAAAGAATGCTGAAAATGGTCGAACGACGTCAAATAAATTTTTGGTCACAAAAAAATGAAATTAAAAATGAAAGTGAAATTAACTTTCAACAAATGAATATCTTTCAACTTAAAGAAATTGCTAAAGAACATGGTATAAATACCAATATGAAAAAAGATGATTTAATTAATGAAATTAAAGCTGAATATGATGAAAAAGAATGTTTATTTTCTGAAATGAGTTTAAGTAAACTAAAATTAATTGCAAAAGATCTTGGATTACTTGAATATAATAATTTACAAAAAAATGAATTGATTGAAGTATTAAAATTAAAACAAAAAGAAGATGAAGAAAAAGAAGATCGTATTTTATTAGCTGGAATAGAAATTATTTCTCGCCCAGAAGATGGATATATCAATGCAACTCAATTATGTAAAGCTGGTGGTAAAGAATATGGTGGTTGGTTTCGAAATAATAAAACTGAAGAATATTTAGATGAATTAAGTTCAGATATGCAAATTTGCACTTCTCAATTAATAGAAACAAATAAGGGTAAAAATGATCAATATACATGGGTTCATCCACAAGTAGCAATTCATATTGCTCAATGGGTATCACCTAAATTTGCTGTTATTGTAACTAGATGGATTCATAAGCTTTTATCAACAGGAAAAGTATCACTTGAACGACCTATAAAATCATTTGCTACTATCACTGAAATGGATATTGAAGCAGAAGTTCTAGAAGATAAAGTAAAAATGGAAGAGTATACAACAGATTCTGTTATTTATGTTTCTTATATTGGCAAAGGCATGGTTAAAATTGGGTTTTCTGATGGAAAACTTTTACAACGTAATAAAAAACATACTTCTTCAGAATCATTATATTCACAATGGCGTCTTATTAAACTTATAAAAGTATCTGGTCGACCTATTGAAAAAATGTTACATGATTTCTTACTTCCTTATAAAGCTGAATTCAGTAAACAAAAAGAAGTTTATAAAAGTGTAAAAACATTAGAGACATTTCTAACTATGATTGAAACATTTTTATTGGAAAATGATTTACCAATGAAAATTAATCGTTTAGAAAAACAAGTACAAGAATTACAATTAGAAAATATGCAGTTAAAATTACAATTAAAATAAATAAGTTTTATTATTTCTTTGAATACTCTTCAGTTTTACTTTCATCTTTATATTTCCATAAAAAATTAGCTTTTGAATTATTTTTACATTTTGCAATCTCTCTAATTTGATGTTCTTTTTCTCCTGTTTCTCTACTTGCTTCTGCGATTGATCTATATTCTTTAATTAAAACCTTTGTTTCTTTATTAAATTGTAAAACAGAACGTTGTTTCTTATTTAAATTATTTTCATATGAATGCATCATATTCTGACTTGCATTCATCCATTCTAAATTATCTGCATGATTTGATAATAATCCATCTTCGTTAACGTCTCCATTAATATGATTAACTTGTAAATCATCATAATCTTCATATTTAGTTTTTCCATCAATTGGATGAAATGCAATACATACAAGACGATGTAAGTAATAATATTTTTCTATTAAACATATTTTTAAATATTTATCATTACTATTTTTTGATCCTGTTAAAAATCTTACTCCATTATAAATATTACCATCTTTACAAATAATATGATTTGGTAAATAATTAATAATTATTTTTTCATCTTCTTTATAATGATTAATATCCATTCTTAATTTTTCATGAAAATTATCAGATTTTCTACTTTTTAAACCATTTTCTTTGCCTAATTCAATTTTTGTTCCAATATATAAATTATCTACTTTAAAATTTTCAATCACTTTTTTATATTCTTCTTCTGTTTTGTTTTTTGGTTCATACCATCCTTTAAAACGAACAATATAAGTTTGATTTCCTTCAATTTGTTCATAATCTTTAATTTTAAATGATTTTGCAACAAGTCTTGATATATATTCTTGATTTCCGCCAATATTATAACGATATTTATCCATACATAAAGTCAATATTTTATCTTCTAAATTTTTACACTTACCAAATGATGATATCCATCCTCCTTTAATTCTTTTCCATATTTCTCCTGACTCTTCAGTTATATCATTTTCATATCCTTCTTTAAAATCATCATCTTTAATTCTTTTTTCATTACAAGTTCTACAATTTCTTCGAATATAATCTTTATATAATTGTTTTTTTTCAATACCACACGCACATATATAAATCATATTTTCACTTTTTTTTGTAAATGTTTTTAATTCACAATTTTTTTTTAATAATTGATTTTTAATTTCCAATCCTACTTCAGTTTCCATTTGTTTTTAAAATTTTTTAAGAACTTTAAAAAATTTATCAATTTTATTATATTTTTTGTAAATACAACTGGCGTTGGGATATTACTATAGCACTGGGAATCCGAGAGCACCACCTGAGATACGGATGATGTTGTTGTTGACGCAAGTAGTGATAAAGTCGTACTTGGCGGGGAGAGCATTGACAGTAGCATTGGCTGCTAAACTGCCAGCAGAGTTGAGGTAGAATGAGTTGTTTTGGGCAGCCGATGAGAAGGGGACAATTGAAACGTTGGTTAATTTACCATAGTTGGTGCTTCCCATAGGATCAATGTTGGAGTAATCAAGGGAGTATGAGTAACTGTGGTAGCCAGTTTCGAGAGGAATGACGGGTGAGTGGAACCAGGGGTTGACAAGGGAGAAGTAGTCTGAGCCCATGTTTTGGAGACGTTGGGTGTTTTCGTAGATGAGAGAGGTGGTATCAACGGGGTCAGAGCCAGCGGTGAAATCAACGACGCCAAAGAGAGCGTTACCAGGGATGACACCAATGTTACCAGATTGGTGAGGACCAAGAGGGCATTGAGGGTCAGTTGTGTAGTTAGACCAGGCAGAGTAGTTAGACTTATTACGAGCAGCCCAGAATAAGACCTTAACAGCATGCGAGAAGCGAATGTCATATTGAGGGGTGATTTGAGTACCACCTGAGATGCCAACAACGCCAGCAGTGTTGGCAAGGTTAGCATTGTTAAATGATTGAAGAGGGGCAGTTTGGACTTGTTCAATGAGAATATCACGGGGAGCGCAAGCCATCTTCTTACGTTCTTCGTTGGATACAATAGCGTAGTTAGCCCAGACTTGGCAAGAGTTGCTGATATCGGGAGTGACATTGTTAGCAATATCAGCTTGAGCAGCAGGAACTGATACCCAAGCACCAGTAGCGGGTACAAGAGCGCTACCACTGTTAATAGCAGGAGCTTGAGCATTGGATTGGTAGAAAGCGGGTTGTAATAAAAGACCAGCAGCGGCGGTAGCGTTAGGTAAGTATACATCCTTAACAAGTAAATCAGTCCAGTTACGGAAAGAAAAGTTAATACGCATTTCATTGTAAGGTAAAGCGGCAGTGGGGAGAGCAATGCCAGAATCACGGCTAAAGAAGAAGGGAAGGGGAAGGTTAAGTACTTGGGAAGGTAATACTTGAGCTTGATTGAGGATAGGTGTAGTGCCATTTTGAACACCGCCAGCGCCAACAAGGAGGAGAGGGTTAGCAGCAACGGGGTTGATGAGTTGGTTAACGTTACCAATCATGACATTGTAGCCGTTACGCTTGCCGGCAGGTACAGTGAAAGCAGACCAGAAATCTAAGTGGAAGTTATCAAAACGAGCAGCAACCAAGTCGTTAAAAGTGATACTGCATTCTTGGATAAGATTGTGCATCAAGTTACGAGTCCAACGTAATACACTGGGGGTAGCACCCGAGCCAGTGTTAAGAGCGCCACTAGGGTTAACGGCGGAAGCAGTAACTGAAGGTAATACGACACGAAGCCAAGTGTGGAGGAGGTAATCACCAGCGCGACTGATCGATACTGACCATTGTTGACCAAAGCCAGCTGAGCCTGATGAACGACTGAGGACAACGGGAACTTGGGTAAACCATGTTGACTTGCGAACTTCACGAACAAAGTAGGCAATGGATTCGGAGCCGCCATAAGTGTACTTTTCTTGTTCATCATAAGTGGCAAGATCGATAAAACCAGATGTTAAGTTTGAGGTTGCGATAGACATTTTTATTATAGAGGAGAAATTTTTTTTAAATTATATTTAATTTAATTTCAATTATTTATATAACGACTTAAAGAAAATCTGAAAATTGTTGTAAAATTTTACCGATGTCGGAATTAGCGTTTCGGCTTTTAACAAGTACCAACCTGTATACTTAAGTAAACCAAGTTCTACTCTAAAAATAAATTTATAGTTTAAGTAGAAAAGTAAATATAAAAAATGACGACATCAATTAAATTTGAAAAAGTTAACGATATTTTTAATTGTGAATTAACACTATCAAATGATGAGAAATTTATTATTCCAATGCGTGAAGATGGATATTTACATGCAACTGCTTTATGTAAAGTTTCTGGTAAAAAATTTAATGATTATCAACGTTTAAGAGAAACTAAAGATTTTATTAATATATTAAGTTTGAAAGCGGGAATTCCCGATTCACATTTAATTGAAGTATATAAAGGTAAATCTAATAAATATTCACAAGGAACATGGATTCATCCAGATTTAGGAATACATTTAGCGCAATGGTGTAATTCATCTTTTGCATTGCAAGTATCACGATGGATTCGTGAATTATTAATTACAGGAAAGGTTGAACAAGGTAATGAGAAATCAGTAGATGAAATCAAAGAAGAATATGAAAAAAAGATTAGTGAGATGGAAGAAAAACATGTAAAAGAATTAGAAGAAAAGACAAAAATTATTATTACACAAGGAGAGAAGAATTTATTATTATCTAGAAAATATGAGAAAGTGATGTATAACCATCAAACATTTTTACGAAAAAAAGAGCTTTATAGGATTAAAAAAGGGGGATGTGTGTATCTTATTGTAATGAAAGAAGAGGATAAAGATATTAGAACAAAAGTTGGATTATCACGAGATATTACAGATCGTGTTGGTGGATATCGAACATCTAATCCTTTTTGTAAACTTTTATTTGTAATGTATACGGAAGATTATGTATTGTTAGAAGCAGCAGTCAAACGAAAGTATGAAAAAGAGTTATATCCAAATAATCGTGAATTTATTACAAATGTTAAGACAGAAGAATTAATAGATGGAATTAAAAAACTAGCGGATATGTTAAGTATAAATTATGTGTTAGAAACGGAAGAAGAATTAACTACATTTAATGAGCATAATGTAAAACTTACAGTGCTTTTATCAGATTTAGAAGAAAAAACAGAAGAGATTATTATTACAAAGAGATGTGGTGGAGTTACACATAAAACAGAAGAGAGTCGTTTTTTGCCTTTATCAAAATATTTTAAAAATGTAGGAAATGAAGATGGTGTAAATCGAATTTGTAAAGATTGTCATTTGGTAGGAGTTTACGGGGATAAACGAAAAATTAAGAAAACTGTGGTTATACCTGAATATGATGTAAATAAACATAAATGGTGTAATAGATGTGAGAATATTAAGGGACGCGAGGAATTTTATAAAGAAAAAACAACAAAAGATGGATTGTGTTCAAATTGTAAGAGTTGTAAAGCTGAACAGAAAAAATCGAATAAAAAAGAAAAAAGTGAGTTGAATAATTAATTATAGTTAAAAAGATAATTAATTGTAAGAATGGAAATTGATATACTTAATATCGATAAAGGTATACGTGATAAATGGAAAATGAATGATGAAAAAATGTGTGAAATTGATAAAAGTATAAAGGAAGTTGAAGATCTATTACTTGATAAAAATTTATCAATCCATGTTATGAAAGATTTAGAAGAAAAATTAGATGAATTGCAAAAAACAAAAAATCAATATAACAATTTTCAGAATAATCTTTATTTTTATATCATGGATGTTACGCCTATTTTAGAAGAGTATAAAACTGTTTTGATTGAACCTAAAAAAATTTCATTTATGAAAAAGAGAGACAATGATAACAATAATATTCGTTTGATTGTAAAAATGTATCTTGATGTTTTAAAAAATTATAATATAGATTATGGTGACTTGGATGATATTGTTTCTAAAAATAACAAGTCTCCTACTAAAAAAAAAGAGTGTAAAAAATGTAAATCTACACAAGAATTTATATTTAATGAGTATAATAACATTGAAATATGTGAATCATGTGGGACCCAAGAAGAAAAATCTTATAAATCTAATTGTTATAAGGATATTTCAAGAGTTAATATATCCAGTAAATATACATACGAACGTCGAATACATTTTAAAGATTGTATCAATCAGTTTCAAGGGAAACAAAATTCTACCATAGATGATAATGTTTATAAGGATATTGAAAGACAATTAGAATTACATGGTTTATTAGAGAATAATTGTGATCCATTGATACGTTTTTCAAAAATAACTAAGGAACATATTTTATTATTTTTAAAAGAAACTAATCATTCAAAGCATTATGAGGACATTGTTTTAATTTATCATAAACTAACAGGAAAAAAGGTTGATGATATTTCTCATATTGAAGATAAATTAATGGAGGATTTTGATAAAATTTCAAATGTATACGATCAAAAGTTTAAATTTACTGGAAAAATCGAAAGAAAAAGTTTTATCAATACACACTATGTTTTATTTCAATTATTAAATCGACATAAATATCCGTGTAAAGCAAGTGATTTTAATATGTTAAAAACATTAGATCGAAAAAGTTTTCATGATGAGATTGTAAAGGAAATTTTTGAGCATCTTAATTTCAATTTTAAACCTATTTTTTAAAATTTTAATTTTACTTAAAGATTATAGTAATGTAAAATGACAAGTACAGATAGAAAATTTATTGTACATGTATCACTTGAAATAGTTATATTAGGAACAATGGGTTATTTTTTTTATAATAAATCCAAGATGTTGGAAGAACGTTTAAAAAAATTAGAAGATCAGATGAATGAAACACAAGGAAGTTTAAAAGTATTACTAAATAATAATACTAAACCTGACCCTGAAAATCAACTTGAAAAACAATTACAACGTTTAGAATTAGAAAAAAAGGTACAAAAAGCTCAACAAGAATTATATCAACAACAATTACTAGCACAACAGCAACGTGAAAAACAACAATTATTATTACAACAACAACGTCTAGAACAACAACAACGTCTAGAACAACAGCAACGTCTAGAACACCAACAGATTTTAGCAAAACAGCAACGTATAGAAGAACAACGTCAAAAAGTTGCGGGAATAAGTCAAGTAAATAACTTGAATAAATTAGATCAAGAAGAATTATGTCCAGAAGAGAATAATCAAGAGAATAATCAAGAGAATAATCAAGAGAATAGTCAAGAGAATAATCAAGAGAATAATCAAGAGAATAATCAAGAGAATAATCAAGAGAATAATCAAGAAGTTTTATGTACAGAAGAAATGAATATTATTGACATTGATTTAGCTCAATTTAATAATAATAGTAATTCTAAAACAATGATTCAGGTTATAGATTCAGAAGAAGTAGAAGATTTAGACAAAGAAATTGAAAATGAATTAAATGAATTAAACGCTGATATATTATAATTTAAAAAATCAAACATTAATTAAAGATGAAAAAATTTACAAATTATGAAAGTTGGTATATTGAATATGAAAAGTATCTTGAATCTTTATTTTCAAAAATAATGTATGTTTTAAAAACAAAAGATATGGTATATAAAGAGTATCAATTTGATACATTTTGTAAATTTATTTACAAAAAAAGTTCAAAATATTAAAATGGATAATGAAGATGATTTAGAAAATGTTTTTACAGAAGAAAAAGATGAAAATGATTTATCTGAATCATATATTATTGAAAATTTTTATGATAAAACATATGATTGTGTAGTTGAAAGTTTATTATATATTCAAGATTATACATATGAGCATAGTTTACCAATTGGAGAAAAATTGACATTTTCTGATTTATACGATTTTTTTTTCGAGACTGAATAAATTTAAATTAAATAATTTAAATTTTAAAAAACTAAACTTATTTAGCTTTAGAACGAACAGATTCTTTATTTACGGGCATTAAACATTCAACCAATGCTTTTTTCAATTCATCAAGATTATTTAAATTTTCTAAATCTAAATCTAAATCAATTTCTTCTTCATCAGGAAGTTCTTTTACTTTAGATTTTTTAGAAATTTCTTTAGGAATTAATTTTTCTAATGTCTCTTTTTTACCAACAAATCCTTTTCCTTTATATTTCATACGTTCAATATCAGCATAATAATCTTCTAATGTTTCTGGTACACATAATCCATTTTCTAAATCACATTCTTCGCCATTTTCACAAGGACTAGAAGGATCACATTTTTTACCTTTATAAAGAGCTTTTAAATAATCAAGAGAAACGTCGTCTTTAAATAATTTATTTTTTAATAAACTTTTTAGATGTTCTTGTTCAGTTTCTTCTTTTAAATGTTTTTTTAATTCGCCTAATAAAGCTTTTACAACTTCTTTTTTATTTTTATCATTTGGTTTAGGCACATTTGATACATCAATGTCTCTTGAAGATAGATGTTTAATTACATCTGATAAATTAGATGCTTTCATATGTTCATAATCTTTTACACTTTCAATATCATTTTTATGCTTTTGTTTAAGAATTCTTAATAAATAAGCTTCTGAATGACCTTTGATAAAATCAGGACTATAAGACTTTTTTTCTAACTCTTCCTCTTCAATAGGGAAATCATATGTACTTGAATTTTTAACCATTTTTTTACCTTCATATTTAACATAATAAGGTTCATTATCTTCATCCATAAACATTTTCCATCCTGCAGGTAATTTCTTTGGACTAGGAGCTTTCTTGGGACTAGGAGCTTTCTTTGGACTAGGAGCTTTCTTGGGACTAGGAGCTTTCTTGGGACTAGGAGCTTTCTTGGGACTAGGAGCTTTCTTGGGACTAACTTTCTTGGGACTAACTTTCTTGGGACTAGCTTTTTTGGGACTAGGAGCTTTCTTGGGACTAGGAGCTTTCTTGGGACTAACTTTCTCGGGACTAGCTTTCTTGGGACTAACTTTCTTGGGACTAACTTTCTTGGGACTAGCTTTTTTGGGACTAGGAGCTTTCTTGGGACTAGGAGCTTTCTTGGGACTAGGAGCTTTCTTGGGACTAACTTTCTCGGGACTAGCTTTCTTGGGACTAGGAGCTTTCTTGGGACTAGCTTTCTTGGGACTAACTTTCTTGGGACTAGCTTTTTTGGGACTAACTTTCTTGGGACTAGCTTTCTTGGGACTAGGAGCTTTCTTGGGACTAACTTTCTTGGGACTAGGACTAGATTCTTTAACCGGTTTTATTTTTTTACAATCATGTAAATAATGATATACAAAGAGTTTGATAGCTTTATCAATGCCCTTTTGTCCAGCTTTATATCCATTTTTTGTGCTAGGTGATTCTTTATAATTTTTAAATCCTTTTTCTTCTTTTATTTTTTTAGTTTCATCTAAAATTTTTTTGATAATTTTTAGTTTTTTAATATCATCTACATTAAGATTTCTTTTTAATTTTTCAACAGCTTTATTGATATCATCCTTTTTATATCCTTTTAACATTTTACTTTCATATATATTACTAATACGTTCTTCTTCACTTTCACCTTCGTCTTCACCTTCGCTTTCACTTTTTTTCTTATGTTCTTCTTCTTTTTCTTTCTTTTTACGATCTTTTTCTTCTTGTTTCTTACGTTCTTCTTCTTCTTTTTCTTTCTTTTTACGATCTTTTTCTTCTTGTTTCTTACGTTCTTCTTCTTCTTTTTCTTTCTTTTTACGATCTTTTTCTTTTTCTTTCTTCTTAAGGTCTTTTTCTTCTTCACTTTCTTCTTCACTTTCTTCTTTATTAGCTTTAACTTTTTCAATTTCTTTTTTACCTTTCTTTGCCATTTGTTCTAACTCTTCTGCTGTAGGAGAATGATATTCTTCCTCTTCTT